TTTCCTGGGGAATGCTGCAATCCTGAACGAACTGAACACGATGCTCAACCGGGCTCTGAAAGACCTGGGAATGGCGAGCTACTGAGGATACCATTGAGTGAGGTCACACGTTATGAAGTCGATGTATGGATTGAGCCAATAATCTCGGAGGAGTGTAAACCAGTGGTGTCTATTTCCATTTGTTTTTGAATGGCAACTTGCACAGAGAGGTATGAGACTCCATCGATGTCCGTTGCAGCCCTGGGATTTTTTATAATCGACATGGTGTATAGCAAGACGTTTCCCGTTCTCTCCTTCGTCTTTGCCACACAAATAACATTTGTGATTGAAAGCAACTCTCACGGACTCTTTCAACTCTTCGTTGAATTTCGGACAATACGGCTCAAACGAAATACCTCCTCTCCACAGAGGCGCGTTTTCACCAGTCACGCTGATTCTCTGGCACTCTTTGCTACAGTAATGGTTCTTAGCTTGCTTTTTCCGGTATGGTGGTATTTCTATGATCTTGCCGCAGATAGGGCATTTGGATTCAACTCTACACCATGTGGGGTTCTTTGATCCCGTCCGATGCAATCCTTGGCACTTCTTACTACAGTAATGCTCATCAGCCGACTGTGAGCGACTGGGTATAAGTTTTATCTTTTTCCCACAATACGCGCATGTGTGCTCTATTTTACTGTCGAGATGTTTTGCTCGGCAACTCTGAGAACAATACTTGCCATAGCCCTTCTCTGCAAAAGATTTAATGACTTTAATTTCAGCACCACACACAACACAAGATCGGGTTATCGATGTAATGCGCCCCTGATTGAAACAACCCCACGAACAATATTTATCATGCCCTCTAGCAAGCTTCGTGGGGGAAGCCATGAAAGTTTTACCACAACATTCGCATGTATGCGGCACCTTATTGCTCTTACCCCTGTCACTGCAAGCCCTGGAACAGAAATTCCTTTTACCGGGCCGCATTTGATACGGTTGCACTTTAAACGACTCTCCGCAGATCGGGCAGATTAAAATCTTTGTGTTATCGACCGCCGCTAAAACGTCAGTTCCCATCAAATTCAACTCGCTTGCGTGGGTATCTTCACAGCTGCCCTGCATATCGGACAACTGGTGTAACGGCGATTCGGGTTAGGCTTTCGAGGGGTATAATCCCACTCATGGCCACATTTACATTTTAGTTTCATACATACACACACACATAAGTAATGGTATAAATAAGTTTGGGAGATACGGCATGGTTAGCAGCTTTACAGAATTTTTAGATATGTCTGCGGAAGACATATATATTGATTGGTTGACTTATATAACATCGAGAGATCCATTACTACAAGACACCGGCGTGGCGACGTTTAACAGTATTTTGGCGGAGGCGGTGGCGTCAGAATTTTGGATTTTCATAAGTTTACTAAAACAGAAAGTCCAGGACTCCAATATCCTCACTGCCGAGGGGAATGCTCTATCATCTATTGTCCTCTCAATGCTCCCTGAGGGCAGGCAGCCAGGAATTGCTGCAACCGGAGTTNATCCTCTTCAGCCGGTCAACTGCNGCANCNAGCGANATNATCATCCCGGCNAANACNNTATGCGCNGCAGTNGCCGANGACGGGACGCTCACNGAGTTCCAGACNGANGNGGCAGTCACGCTCCTGGCAGGCAATACACAGGCTTACGCCAATGCCACNGCCCTGCNGGNGGGAGCAGCTGGTAACGTAGTATCCGGCCTGATCTCGATCATCAGGACCCCAGTCATAGGGATCACCAACTGCACGAACGACTCGCCCTTTACTGGGGGGACCGATCAGGAGTCGGATTCTGATCTCAGAGAGCGGGCCCTCTATACCATTTGGCTGCCAGGCAGGGCGACCATCCCGCTCATGGAAGAGCATATAGATGGAGTCTATGGTGTCAGAGAGGCTCATGTCGAGACCCTGGGCCAGGGGGATGTGCTCCTGGTGGTAGATGCGATCGGCAGCATTGATAACGACCTGGACAAGATGATTTATGACAATATCGCCGCAGGGTGCACGGCTTGCGGGGTCCTGGGCGCGAGTCTTCGTGATGCTGGTGACAGTTTTGAGATAGGAGATTGCGCAGGGGCTCCGGTTTGGGTCCGCAACCTGCAGTTCACGCCCACAGAAATCGAGATACCGTTCGTATATGAAGAACCTGGTGCAACAAGCAAGAACGGCACAGCCATCATACCAGCAGGATCTCCAGCGGGGGCTATGGTCCAGGCCACCATGGATCCGGAGTATCCTTATGCCACCAAGATTCTATCATCAAGTTATGCGGGCAGCTTGAGTTTTGACCTGTTCATGGGNAGGGGGATCTATCCNCGGCTNTGGGTGCCGCCCGAGCTGCAGGAAGTGGATATTGATCTCGATCTTGTCCTAACCACCACACCAGAGCTCAACCTGTTGGCCAATGTCCAGGCCAGCCTGGAGGCTAAGCTGGCATCGTACCGGATAGGAGAGGACCTGGAGTACGCTGACCTGGTCAAATACATTTACATCGATTATGCGACCGGACGGGCCTTTTCAGGGATAGACGATGTATCGAGCTTTGAGCTCACCTGCAAGGCTTCGACCATCACCGGGTTTGGCCAGAAGGTAGTAATGGACGATGATGAACGCATAGAGCCGGGCACAGTCACAGTTGCTTAGGGGTGTTCATGCCTATCCAGGAATGTCCAGCATTCGATTGCTGCCAGAAGGCGGGCGCATCTTGCGACGTCTGCCTCCGGTTGTCAGTGGCCGAATGGAAAAAGCATGTCAAAAAGGTTTTGGGGAAGGGGAAAATTGGCAAACGTTGATGTTTCCCGGCGTCGGGACGTCTACTCCCATTTCAACTCTGTTATGCCCTTCGGACACTTGGCCCACCCCTTATCCGTTATCGTTATTGTGCCCTCATCTCGGTCTACGGTGTAATCCTCTCCTTCGATCAGGTAAACACCATCCTTTCCGCCCAAGCGGACCCATTCTTTTTCAGTCATCTTTTCCACACTCCTCCTCCGGCATACAAACACAATTTGCTTTGATTCTGTATCCGTTCAATCTCGCATCAACCTCAATATCGATGCCACGTCCTGCCCACTCATCAGACATCACGGTCAAAGTGTATGATCCACCCTCAAACAAATCGTCGAGGATCGGTCTTGCCTCTGACGAAATAACCGTGCGTTCCGATAAAGTATTTCTACTGTAGGTAATTCTTTCCAATAATTTCCTCAAGCCAGTCATCTTTTTCCCACCACATATCTTTTCACAGATCGCTCCGGGGTGTAGGGGTAGCGGAAGCCTCGGTCTTCAGGCCGGGGAGGAGCGTGCCCCACCCATTACTTTCGCTCTGCATTGCGAATCTATTTAACATGTCAAATCAATCTCCTGTATGTACTTGGGCATCTTAGGCACCCACCGGGTAAACCGCTTGATGCTGATCCTGTACGGCTCTGCCAAACTCTTGCCCGAAAGGGAACGGTTGAAACACGATTTGAAGCCGTCTTTGGCAGATCTGAGGCCAATGTTCCCGCAAGACTGGGACCTCTGCAGATCGTCGCTGCATGTAAGCTGGCCTGGAGGTCCGATCTGGTCTCTGATTTTGGAACAGACCAGATCAGGGCTGCTGAAAGCTCCGGTCTTCAGGCCGGAGTAGCTTACTGGCACCCAAGCCCCCATATACGTCTTTAAAGCACCACATTTTTCGCATATTGAGCCGGTGTGTCCTGTGTCTGAATTTAACTCGTAAGGTTCTGCTATGCGCCAGCGGTGGTCACATTCAAGTTTATAAAATTCAGATGGATTTATCCGTCTCCTAATTTTGGCATCAGAGGTCATCTTTTTCCTCCCACCAGCGGCCTTCTTTGCCGCATGTGCGGTTTAGCCGGGCATAAAGCCAGCCATCGGCTCGATGAAAACGGCACTCGGCCCACCGTGGACCGTACCCACCTTTCACCGGGTCGCCCTCGTCGTTTTGCGGTGCCATACAGCACGGCGTAACCGAACTCGGATAGTCTTGCCACTTGCATTCAGAACATAGTTTTTTCAGGTTGGCCATATCTTTCCCACCTACTTATTTCGATGCTTCCTCAGCACTGCCGCCTTCCTGAGGGCATACTCCCTCTCCAAGTCGAACAGCTCTTGCAGGCAGGGTATCAGCCTGCCCGGTGGGATGCCCAGAGTATCGGCATCGAGCACCATTTCCTTTTCGGTGGCCTCATGCTGGGCCAGCTCGTCCTGAGAGATCGCATAGGAGCCAGCCAGGCCCCACGCATCGAAAAATGATTGGGTGGCATCTTCCAGAGCATCATCCCTGACCCCATCAGGCAGGCTTTCCAGTGCCGCCTCGACGTCCACCGCCTTCTGGCAGATGCCCGAGAGCCGCTTTTCGCTCCGGAGGGCCTGGATGTAATCAGCCTGGTCGGGCCGAAAGGATACCTGCTTGCGGATGCAGGTTTCTATTTTGGTGGGCCGGACCATCAGGGTGCCTCCTCGGGCCTAACATAGTAACCCCTGGGCTCTATGCCATCCGGATATGTCCGGAATCCCATGAAGCTATCCGGTGTGCGGATGATATAATCACCCACTTCAGAGGACATATATCCTGGGTTGTCGAAGGTGGCGTGGGCCACCCATTTTCTGCCCTTTAAGGCATGGGCGACTTTTGCCCATGTGAGGGGGCGAAGAGGCTCCAACAGAGCCTCTAGTTCTGCATCGACGCGCCGGGACATTTCTCCGGCCGAGGGGAATAGGGAACAGTCTACCATCTCAGACCACCTCCTCGACCATGTAGCCTGAGCCCTCCAGGGCCGTCCTGAGCCTTCCAATGTCGCCCTCATCGACCCCATCCAGGTCAGGGCAGGCTGCCCAGCTCTCCAGGGTTGCGATCATGGTAGTCCAATCTGCGACTCTCTGATATTCATTTCCATCTGTTATCTGATACATCACATCTCATCTCCAATATCTAGTAGTCACTATAACTATAAATAGGTTACGGTGACCAGGTGACCGCTACACCCCCAGCCGCGGCACATGGGTCAGGTAGCTCCTTCTCACGTCCTCAGCAGCGATATGCACATACGGCCCCATCGCCCCCCTCGGTGCATCTCCCCTCAGCCAGGCTATGTACCGCTCCTCCATCCCAGCTCGATAGAGCCAGGTTGTTAGCCAGTGGCGGGCGCAATGTGGCGTGAACCTCTTTTCCAGCAGAGGGGATGCAGGATCATGCAGCCCCACACGAGCAGCATGTCTCGCGACGTTCGTCTCCAGGGTCCGAATTGATAGCCTGGCATTGGTCTTGCTCGGGAAAAGGGCATCTCCCCCATGTTTACTCCTATACTTCCGGGCCTGTAGCCAAGATGATAGTACCACCTCTGTCTCCAGATCGAAGAACAGGAGCCTGTTGCTCCGTTTCGTAGTAGGCTTGAGGCGGATCTCCATTTTNTGCATATCCACATCCCCCACGTCTAGTGCTAGAAGTTCGCCCGCCCTCATCCCGGTCTTGAAGAGAAGGANGAGGATGGCCTTNTCNCNNCTGTCCAGGGTGGAGTTGACCAGNCNGCTNGCGTCCTCNANGCTGATCAGCTGGCGGTTGTCCTGNGCNGNCTGGTCTTTGTAGACNTGGAGGTACCTTTTCCTGAAGGGAGGAACNGGGTTTGCCACCACCAGCTCTTCATCGAGAAGGAAGTCATAGAACGNGGACAGATAATTGAAAGCCTTCTGGATAGAGCTTTGTTTGAGGTNNCGGTTTCGAAGGATCTGCAGGTATCTTTTCAGGTCAACCCGGGTTGCCGTCTCAGGATCCTTTCCCAGGAACGCTGTGAACTCACGGATGTAGTATATAGACGTCTTGGGGTAGCGGATGCCCCTCAGCTGGCAATCTGCTTTGTATTCGTCCAGCAGGGTCAACCGAGCCATCTCCAGCCATTTGCGGTCTCCTTCAGCAGGCCGAAGCGTCTCAGCTCCTCCAGCTGGTTGCTGATCAGCCGGACGGCTTCAGCGTCTTCCGGGTTGACTCCAAGCTCCTGGAGTAGCTTATAGCTGCTCACCGTCTGGCCGCGCTTGAGGATCGGAATCACGTCATAAGTTCTCTTACCCTCGCTACCAGCCACGGAGAAAGCCTGGTTGCGGAGCTTGAACAGCTCTGTCTCGTAGTGCTCCAGCAGCAACTCTTTCTCGCGGCTCTCCTTCCTCAGAGTCCGGATCTCTTTTTGCATGTCCTCCACATCACGCGACAGATCTGCAGGAGGCTTGGAGGCGGCTTCGGCCTGGGCCTTCCCCACCGTTTCTAAGATGTAATTACTCAAGGAACAGCCGGAGGCTTGCGCCGCTTCCGCAAAGACTTTAAGCTCCTCCTCTGATCGAAAATAGAGGGTGGCCATCCGCCCGGCATATTTAGATCGTGGCATACTTGACATTATGCGGAGCTAGTATATAAACTGTACCATTATGTATAACTGGTTCTATCGCGAATTATACTTTTGATGGGTTGGGTGTTACTAGGGTGGATTTGGGGGGGGATCAAAAAAGTTATTCGAGATATATCCTCCACCGTGGCCGCG